CATCAAAACTAACTGAATAACTAGCATCCCCCGTTGTTGTAATTGTCCGTGGCGTGGTTAGTTTTAAAGCCTCTCCCGCAGTAGCAGAACTCGATATCTCAACATAAACAGAACCCGACCATCGGTAAACTTTGTTGGAATCTTCTGCAACGTAAATCTTTCCAGTTTCACCCGTACCTGGGAACCCGGCAAGGTTTGTATAACTCAGGACATCATCAACATAAGACGGTAAAAGCCCAGATGAAATTGTGCCAGACGCGGCGTTTAAACTTGTTAAAACTTCGTTGCCAGTAGATGCGATCGCACCAACATCAGAAGCGGTTAAACTAATCTGAGCTTTAGGAACCTTGGTATTTGAATCTAAGGTAGCCACACCATTAGCCATTGCCTTCTCTAATTGCAAAACAATCAAAGAATAATCAATATCCGAAAACATTCCCATGTTAATATCCTCTCACTAATCGGACTGATTTACCACTAGGAATTACCAACTCAATAGCGGGGTATAGAACATTATTAATGGCTTCAAAGTTTAGATTTTCACCGGATGAAAATGTTAATCCATTAATAGTTACATCCCCTACGAGTACCTTTAAATAAATGAAATAACTACCAGTTGCAATTGTTGTATTTGTTGTTAGCAATCTACAATCTAACTCGGCGGTTATTGTTGGTAAAGAGACTGGGACTCTACCACTTGATAAAGATGGAAGTTTGGCGTTGATCGCCGTTGACGTGGCTTCTTTTGCAAGTGTAGAAAAGCCGCCCCCGCTTGACGTTCCTAGTGCTAAATTTATCTCAGCAATCTGTTCTATGGTTTCTTCTATGTTCGGACTCTCAGACTCTAATCTATTCAATAGATTTGATTTTCTAAGTTGTAAATAGGCTTCACTCATTAATCACCTCCGCTTGCAAAATATTCTCAGAATCAGAACCTTTATTCCTTTTTTCCCACTCATTAATTGCAATATTTAGATCATCTTCAGTTACGGAACTAAGCCGATCTAAGTATTCAAAACCTGGTAGAGTTTCATCTGGTAATAATATTTTTTCCATTTAATACCTTATTTAGTTCTTGAGTTAATTTGTCAGTTGAAATCATGCTTAGATAGTCAAGATCCTCAATTTCTTGAGAGTTGGACTCATCATGATCGGGGTCTAACTGTTGTTTAAATGGGTCAATATAAAATCTTGGCCAGATAATTCTATATTGCCATTGTTCTCTGGGATATCCCTGCAATGCCAACTCTAAATTAAAGATTTGTTTGAAACCCGTTGACAGGCTTTGACGGAAATCATTAATTAATCTAGCATAAGCTCTTTCTGGCCCCCCTGATATTTCTCTAGCACCAATCCCAGGAAATCCCAACATCCAAGGGGGAATCCTTGACCGTCTGACAAATCGAGCCATAAAAAATTCGGCTGCTTTTAATAGGGCGGTGATGTCAGGATTGGAATTACTTAATTTTTTAATGTCACCCCCGCCATACATATAAAGGTCGGTCAAAATCTTTTGATTTTTAGCCCCTTCATACATAATTTTATACTCATTAGCTTGTTCTTCATCATATTCGCACGGGAGAATATGAATATTAGGATTGATCCCCACAGCGTGAGAGGCTTCGGCAATATCATCAAGGATCTGCTCAATCCGACACCAATCTTTTAAGCATTCAAGAAACAACGCTCTACCATACAAATTGTCGCGTCGGTATCTCCAATGAACTATTGAGATAGGATGAAATTGAATCGGATCGGGATCTCTTAATAAAGCTCGTTGCTCAAATCCCAGTAACTCTCCTTGTTTGGTTTCCAATCTGAACATTTCCCAAGTCGGGAGGTACAAAATCCTTTCAATTCGCATCGCCTTAGAATTGATTCCTAGGGACGCAAAACTATCGCCATAAGCTAACAACCTTTCCCCTACAATCTTGGGTTCTGAGGGCATTAAAACTTCTCTAATCACCCGTCTCAATATTTCTTGAATTTTTGGATCAACCTTAGTTTTATTGTCATTCAAAGTATCAGAAATATCAAAGCCCTGGTCGTCTCCATCGTGGGAAGTCCAGGCGTCGCCATTGATAGCATCATAGGCAGTTGCAGCCTCTGAGCAACAATAACGAAGCTCGATTAACTGAGATGCTAAATTAGGAGCCCTAACGGGAATCTCAGGAATCTCAAGGTCATAATCACGCCCTTCTTGAGTGGTGTCGTTGTAAGTCCAGTTACGCCACCCTGAGCGCGGTCGTTGTTGCCCTTCTATCTCGGTACGATTCCAAACAGTTAGGAATCGCCATATCTTCTCAAAGATCCGATTTCTCCCTGGTGTGGGATTTGGTGATCTCATTGTTTATAAGGATAAAATTATCTTAATCCTATCATGGTTTTATGGTAGATGTTTCATATATGCCCACTGGAAATTTATTAGGCAGAATGCTATCAACCCGATTCCCTGTTTAATTTGTGCTATAATATGATAACAACTCAATCAAAAGTTAAGCCTTTTAATTGAGTCTAAACACAAGTTACTGAAACGGAGTAAATCATGTCTAATCTTAATGTTACTACACAGAATAATACTTTAGTCGTTGATTCCCGATTGATCGCTGAGGATTTAGGGATTAAACATCGGGCTTTAGTCCAAACTATCAAAAAGCATCAAAGCGTTATAGAGCAACACTTTGGGGTTGTTACATTTCCAGTGTCGAAACCCTCAGAAGGCAGTCAGGGTGGTCGCCCACAAAAATATGCCCTTTTGACCGTATCACAGCTTAGATGTCTTCTTTCAAAGACAAGATACGGATTGTCGTTAAACTTTATTGAAAACCTCAAAGAAAACGGAATTGATCTTGGTGACTTTTTGGTTACACGAATAACAAGAGGGTTAAGAAAAGAATCGGACTATAGTGACTTACTGGCAAAACAGTTAGATGGAAAGCGAGAGGTTAAAACATTAGCAGGAAATATCGATATCCTGACCAACTCAGAAGTGATCGAAGTTAAAAATATAAAAGCATGGAAACACGCTCTAGGACAGGTTATTGTTTATGGAAATTATTATCCTAGTCACAAAAAGAGAATACACCTTTATGGAGAGACTCAGGAATCATTCTTAGATATGATCAGATCCCATTGTAAAAAACTTAATATAATCGTGACGTGGGAACCTTAAAGATAATTCTTGATTAAATAGCCCCTGTAATTAGGGGTTATTTAACAGATATAATATTAAATAATGCTAATTAATTAAGATGCTAAATCAAATTATTCATGGGGATTGTTTTGAAGTTTTAAAGAATATTCCTGATAATTATTTTGATAGCTTAATAAGCGATCCACCCGCAGGAATTAGCTTTATGTCAAAGGAATTTGACCATAACAAAGGCGGTATGCTTAACTGGATTAATTGGCTATCTGAGATAATGGCAGAATGCTTACGGGTGATGAAACCCGGAGCTTGTGGCTTGGTTTGGAGTCTCCCTAGAACATCTCACTGGACGGGTATGGCTTTAGAATTGGCAGGGTTTAGAATTATTGATATTTGCCATGTTGCACAGGGCCAAGGATTTCCAAAAAGTCAGGATATTTCAAAGCAACTTGATCAACTATTTGGAGAGGAAAGGGAAGTTGTGGGGTTTAAAACTAGACCCGATGGAACACAAAGACCTAACTCTGTAAACTGGAAAGAAAACGAATATTTTGTAGGGCTTCCAAAGATAAATCTGGAAACCGCCCCCGCATCACCCGAAGCCAAGCAATGGGACGGATGGAAAACGCCGGCACTAAAACCAGCCGTTGAGGGTTGGTGGTTAGTTCAAAAGCCTATATCAGAAACAAGTATTGCTAGAAATATTTTAAAACATGGGGTTGGTGGTTTGAATGTTGAGGCATCACGAGTGGGGACGGAAAGCACGATCAGAACAATGGGATGTAATCCAACCAATCGATCTAGTTATGGGACTTTTGCTCATGATAAAACAGAAAAGATGATAGGAGGATCGACATCCGGTAGATTCCCATCAAATCTAATCCTTTCCTGCGGTGCTAATTGCAAAGGCGAGAATCATAGCCCTGATTGTCCGGTGACGGTTGTTGGGGAACAGAGTGGGATTTGTACGAGTGGAGAGAAACCGTCAATCGACAAGGTAACAAGAGGCACTTGTTACGGGAAACGCCAAAAAGGAAATATAAACCATTTTTCAAAAAGCATAGGCACGGCGGCAAGATTCTTCAAACAAATCCCCTTTGACCCAGAAACCATCCCTAGCGTCTATTACCAAGCCAAGGCATCCCCTAGTGATAGGTCAAACAGTGGAGAGATTAAAAACACTCACCCAACGGTCAAGAGTCGTCACCTGATGAAATATTTAATAACTTTAATCACCCCTGAGAATGGAATAGTCTTAGATCCGTTTTGTGGCAGTGGTACGACTGCGGTAGCCTGCAAAGAATTGGGACGTAATTATATCTGCATTGAAAAGGAAAAGGAGTATTTTGATATTGCTTGTGACAGGATTAATCAACCCAGGGAATACTCAGAATTAGAGATAGAAATTAAAGAATTAAATAAACCCGAATTTAAACAATTGAGTTTATTAGACTTAATTTGAATTGCCCCAAAACTATTAAACATCCTTACCCTAGTTAAACCAAACATCAAAAAGGGTAGAGGTTAAATCTCTACCCTTTTTAATTAGTGGCGACCACTTTTAACCTCTAGTAAATATCGTCATCATCGCTTAAATAAGGTGAACCCGGATAATCCCATGTGTCATCCCCGACGCACTCTCCGTCTTCATCAAATTCAAGATCGTCGCCGTCATCATCGTCATCACACTGAGAATGACAATCATCTTCTTGATCATTGTCGATTTCAATTAATGAAACAATATTTTTAACATAGCCCCGTTCTTTCATCATCTCAAGGGCTTGCTTAAAGTTATCCCCTGCGTAGTTGGCAGTTTTTGTTAAATGATTTACGAAATAGTATCCTTTTTGAGATTCAAACTTATCAAGCAATAATGAATATTTAAAGTCCATCATCTTGCCAAACTGGTGAGCCAAGGGACTGAATGAACTATGTACTGTATTTGTCTCAGGATTGTAGTAAAACAACTCAATAGCATTAAGTAAATCAGCTACATAAGTCATCTCATGTGTGGATGGTTCCTTTGTTATTCTTAATGTTTTTCCGTAATCTGGATCTGATTTTTTTCGACATTTTGACTCACCCATAATTACCTCTAAATTTTGCTGTATATATTTAAAATTCCCCCGCGATATTTTGCAGGGGATGATTTAGGAATTAATCAAAATCAGCTAAGGGAAACTCCTCAAAGCCTGACATTGTAAGTGTTTTTCTTGATTTCTTTTCCGTAAAATTAAGGATAGCATACTCAGTTTTTTGATAGATTTCGAGTTCCCCTCCATCCTTTATTGATACCTTTTTTTCTCCGGTTTTTAAGTTGCATAAAAAGGTGCGTAAAGTGATTGCTGCGGTATCTATGTCTCCTCTTATTTGAAAACCCGATTGCAACACCTGAACAAATTCAGCAAGCCGTTGGCGGTTTACGTTGTAATAAGCTCGGAAAATAGCAGATTTTACAGCAACTAAATTGCCTATTGGTTTTCGTTCTTCACGGGTTCCTCTTGTGATTAAGGTAAAATCCAAACCTTCTTGATACTTGACAGCTAAACCTATCATTGTTTGAAAAGACCTTGCTGCTGCTTTTGAGACAAAAAGATTCTTTGAATTTCGCTCGTTTTCAGCTTTTATTGTTCTAGTTTTTAGTCTTGAGCCAATCAAAGCACTGTTTAAAATACCGTTTCTTTCTGTCATCTGAGGGTGATCAATCCCCTGAATTTTTGCGACTTGAGCCATAGTCCGTTTTTGCCCAACGTCAAACACAGAGGCGGACTCCTTGGCAACACCTCTTACGACTAAGAAGTTAACAGCATTGCCGTATTTTATTACTGCTTCTAATCTGTGTTGACCATCTATTAAACATCCGTCACTAGCAAAGGTTATAGCCTGACCTACGAGCCACTGCCCTTTCTTCATTCGATCTGCGTATTCCAAAACTCTTAACGGGTTAATAGTTCTATTTACCCCCTGAGTTTCCAGGTACTTTTTAGCCATGTAAGGGGTAATATTTTCAAGGGTTGCAGCGATTTCCTGATCCCCCTGACAATCCCTAGATTGAGAATTATTGATTATTTGTGTCATAATACTTACATACAAGTTTTATCATCACAGAAAGCGTTAGCTCTCTGTGATTTCTGTTTTTACAATAACACAAGTTAGCCAAAATAAACAGGATTAAATTCAAGTTTAATCAATCAATCTGTTGACAGGTTTTAAACAAGACGACGTACAAAAGAAAAGCTATATACCATCAGTATAGTACCGCTTTTAGCTATCTAACTCGTGATAGTAAGGTTCTCAACTTTTGGTATCTAATCTAAGTTAATTATCTAATTAACCCCCACAAAACATAAATTAATCACTTATATTTTGTAATATTAAACGGTTAAAACCGTTGATTGACAAGGGGTTTGGCTATAATTCCACTATAAAATATCCTTACCACTAACCCCTACCCAAGTTGCCTTAATCCGGTTCAAAAGCTCAAAAGCACCGCTACTTGAATCGGTCAAGTCATTAACTAAAGGTTTACCGCTCCCATCAAAATTATGCAAAGCATTAATATATTGGTCATTCCATGTACCCCTGAGTAAAAACACCCTACCGTTCTGTGCGGCGGTTGCGTAGGGTAAAGCCCTTTGAATCTTATCCCCTTGGGGTCTGACAGGTTTGCATCTAAAACCCTTCAAAGATGTCTTAATCTGTTCCATAGCCATAATTCCTGCGCTCCCTGGTTCCTGTTCCCATCCCACCGTCACAGTTTTCCCGTCCCTTTCGGCGGTTTTTCTGATTAAATTAATAGCTTCGGCGGGTGTAGTTTGTTCCCAAATAGCATCCAAAACTATTAGGCTTTTATCCTTTAATATTGCCATTTTTACCCCTGCGGTATAATAGCTTAATTTAGTTTTGGTAGCTGCCAAATCCCAAAATCTAACCGTCCGTGTAATCTCATCTCTGTCGATATCATCAACAACTTCAAACCAATCTCTATTAAATACAACCCCCGCTTCTGGTTTAATTTTCCAGTTTCCTAGTAACAATCTTTGTTTGTCAATCTCATGTAGTGCGTAAAGATTAGCAATATAATCGGGGTCATTATCTAATAATATTTTGTTGTCATAAATAGATGCAGGAATAAATGTTAAAGACTTTGGGGGAATACTGGGATATTTTAATCTCAATTCATCTTTATCTAAAGACCAAATCAACTCATTATTAACCCGAACAAACCATCTTAAAATCCCACTCCGATCCTTAATTGGTAATCCGTCTTCTCCGAGCCACCAAGATAATAAATCAGCTACCCATGATTCAGAGTCGGGATTACAAGTTGCCCTGACTTGTGGCTTAATTGGGAGTGTAGTTCGACATCTTGATAGTAGATACCAGAACTGCTTTTCCGTGAAGGTACAAAGCTCATCGAAATACAATCGAGATATCTGTGACCCGTGCCACTGGGTTAAGGTTTTTTCGTGTTGAAGATGGGCAAATTGTATTTTCTCATTCTTAGGAAATACCCATCGCGCCTTAACTAAATTGGCTTCACCACCCAATAATGGATACCACCTCTGAGACTCATCAAATAATGCACCAGGGTTAAAGATTTCTGGGAATGTCCGACGGAAAAATACACAATTATAGTTAGGAATTTTCCCGACGTATCTAATCGCATCAATCAAGCAAGCCGCGCTTTTACCGCCCCCTGCTGCACCGCCATAAATAGCAATATCGGCTTTAGTCTCATAAAACGCGGTTTGGGGGCCGGGTTGTGTCTTGGGAAAAACTTCTTTAGTTTTCAAAGAAGATGATAGCCTGTTCTGTTGCTCCTCTCTAAATTTGATTTTATCATCGGCTTTTCTTTGTCCTAAAGTCATGGTGTTGTCAGCCCCACTTCTTGCATTTTGAAGCCTATTTTATAGCCATTCCCTAAGTTTTCCTCTTTGATTTCAGGGATAGGAATAATTACATTACATTTAGGGAAATATTCAATTCTTTGACCAAAGATTACCTCGTAGGGTTGAGTAGTAGCTGCTTTTGCCCTAGTCCTATTTAACTCAATTAGCGATCGCATAATATCATCACAGGTTATTTCGTATCCAGTCCGTGGCGGGGTTCTCCTTTTGGTGTCTGAATATTCGACAGCCGCCCAAAATAAACTTCTACCTTGTGGTGATAAATGACACTCAATTTCCCATTCAAGTCTAGGGGTGAAACACTGACCCCGAATCACGGCAGAACCGTTATAACTGTACTCAAGTTCGGCTCCGTGAACATAGCGCCGGGTGTAGCCACCTTTAGGAATCGTATCAATTACCAACGCCACGCCTGGATTAAAACCAGGGACGTATAAAATCATTTTTCCACGCTCCGATGGATAAGTGGGGAAAGTTATAATTTGCTCTAAATCACAGCCGCGAAGTGCCATTTAATTTCCTGTTTATTATTAATTAATCTGACCAAAACCCTTGAGAAAACAACCCGCCCGTCCCGATGCTAACACCCCCAAACTCCGCACCGTTTCCGGGTATCCTATCAGATCCTTTCACTTCACCCCCTAAAGTCCTAACCATATACCGCCCAGACTCAGGATCAAATCCCACAAAAGAAGCTGATTCCCAATAGGCTTTTGATGCCGTGTTGGATGTTGGACTTGTAGCTTTGCTGACAGGTTTCTGAGATAAGCTGCCAGACCCGAAAGCCCGTCGCCTTGCCGACCTATACTGTAGGGAGTATTTACTCATGTTTTACTAGAATATACTTATTTAATATTATGACAGGATTACTCAACAATCGCCCCTACAGTAAAGAGAAAACAGGGATAGAAGACCTCGAAAAACTTAGACAGGTGCGAGATTCTTTGATCTCTCAATCGGGGACTGATAGGCTTAAAGACCGCGCTCGAATTAGAAGACAATTTAACACCCCACCAGTTAGCAATCCCGTTGTTCCTAAAAGCAATCCCATTGTTCCTGAAAGCAATCCCACAACAAAAACATCGGACGCTCCCTATAGAGTTAATTATTATAATCCTGATACTGATAGTTGGAATGTCCAATCAACAGCTAATCCGTCTGATCGGTTTTCAGCTAAAGCTATCAAATCGGGAGGCGTAGCCGTGGGGTCTTTGGTTAGAGGCTACCCACCTATTGCCATAGAACAAAAGCCACAGGGTAGAAGATTCAAACCCGTTGAATTAACGGTTGTTGAAGATAAGAAAATTACCATCACGATCAATATTGGATATACAGGGAAATTGTGATTTAGCCTGCAACATTCCAATTAGTCATCAGGTCGGAGTTCCAACTAGAAGAAATATCCGAGTTCCAAACGGGTATAAATATTGGAGTAGAATCTAATACTACCCACCTACCAGGGCCGTTAGCTGCATAAATTACTGAGTTGTCAATTGCTGCGGTAGAGTTTTTTCGCCATGTAGCAATTTTCCAGTTGGTCGTATCTACCCCAACCGCAAAAACCAACCCATCTTCATCGGTATTGTCAAGCAAAAAACTAGACATTGCGGCAACATTTGGGAACCAAAAAAAACTTGCTTTATAGTTAGGCATTTTATTTACAAATAGATTTTTGTTCTATCGCTAGATTGCAATGTTAACCTCTCTATTGTATTAGACTTTAGTCGTCTTAACAAGGTTTTTAATTGATAGCTATAGGTAAAATCATCCTCTACCACTTTCACGATAGGAATAGAATTGCTTTCTAAATCTATAGGTAGCGTAATTGGTTTATTCTCAATCACAGTATTGTCAATAACAACGGTTGACGCTACTGTTGGGGGTATGTTTGGATTGGTAGTTGGGATTGTTAACGCTACCCCCGTTTTAGGGATTAATTGAACAGTCAAAGCCGATGGTGAAACAACAGGGGTCGGGGTTCCCTCAATACCCCCCGATGCCACATAGCTAAACGTCGCACCGGAAAACGTTGTAGTTGGGATAAATGTTAAATTAGAGATACTCGCTGCGGGTATTTCTTGACCGCTTGTTACTGCTACACCCTCAAGATATAAGACACCCTCTCCTGATGGTGGTAACGAGGTTATATTGTAGCTTAGGACTTTTTGGGGTGAACTTATGGGAGTAGAAACGGATGTTTCACCAAGCCACAATAACTCCATCAAAAGTGAGTTTTCTTTCTGGGAAAAGTCCATACTGATCCCATGTGCTAAATGACAATAAGCATCCTCACATTCCTTTACATCTACCCTGAAAGTGGGTTTAAAACTGCCAGAAATCCAGTCTTGGGTAAATGGTAAAATCAACTCATGTATATAACTTTGCCCTTGCCTTAGATAGTATATAACTTCTCCCACAGCATCAACAATTTCACCCGTGATCACTTCCCCTAAATCGGTAATTTCTCGACTAGGTAAAAACTCAGAACCTTTGGCATCTTCCCACTTTTTGCGGTAAACAACGGGCTTATCAATCCATTTTTCAGCGGCGTTTTTGTTAACTTCGTTGCCTCCGCTACCTTCGCTGGCTTTTCCCCTGGGTAGATATTCAGTGGCGGGTGCGTTTGCTAAACCTTCACGACTTGATTCTGTTGTGGTTCTTTTTCCCGTTAACGCCAATCTTTTTTCTGATGAAACTAGACTCTTAGGGATATCAATAGTTTTGACTCTGACATCTTCATTTGATGGCTGACCGGGTTCTAGTTCTCTTGGCTCCCCCTGTGTGCGTTTAAGTCTTGTAAAGACTACCTGAGAAAAAGTTGGGATACTTTGCTTCCAATCTTCTAGGTGTTGCAACCGCTTTTCTTCTTCTCTCTGTACCCCTGCACTATTGACTCTATTTAAAGCGTCAAATTCCACCAATGAATGTGTTTGATGATTATTCCCCCACTCACTCCATGTTTCTATAGATGACGATGTTATAGAGTATCCATCGTATATGTTGTTACTTAAACGGGGTGGGACAAAATCTACTAATATTTTGTATTTTGGCTCCTTGGTTTGTATTGTTGTTTTATAAAGTTTTTGTTTTTTGTAATAGTTTCTAGTTGTCTCTGTTTTGTCTCTTATTAAAGTCGTGTCAAACTTTGCTAAATCAGCATAGGTACTTATTGATCCTGCTGGTGAAAATATCTGCAATGCCCCAAAACCAGAGGGATCTATAACATAGTCAAGGTGATTCCCGTAGTAAGCTCCAAATACTTTTCCCCAAACATTGTACTCGGTGACTACTTTTTTTAATAAAGCCCCTGTACAAGCGTCATAAAATTGTTCTTCAACCTTTCTATAACTAGGATTTATCCAGTCGCTAGGGCTATGATCTGTGTCCGTTGATTCAGGGAAAAGAGATCCATACCTTTCCTCGGTTGTCGTTATTATTGTTTTCTTAAATCTCCCAACATATTCGCATATTTTTGTTCTAACAACGTCAACACTAACCAACGCATCACCATCACTATTTATTGTTGTCTCTGGCCCTGTTTCGGTGATAGTTTCACAGTGCATAGGAACTATGTTTCCGTCTTCATCTTCTATCGTTTCCTCTTGAATCGCATTCTCGTCCAGTTCCTTAACCCGTCCTAAAACAATCAATTCTGAGATGGGATTTAAGCCATTTTCAACTGGACTATAATCAATATCGCCAACTCCCGAAACGTAAAACTTTTCACGGGGCGGGTCAATATTAATCCTAGAAATGATCGCCCGACCCGCGTAATTTGACCAAATATAAGAGGGCGTTAAACTCTTAAAAGCTAAATCACCGCAAACTGACAATAAAGAACCTGACACCGTGTAAGGGAGTCTAATTGACCCCATCACGGTTCCCTGAATTGATATTTCCAACCGCCGCATAATCTCGGAAATAATGATAATGTTTTGCTCCGTTCCTTCCTTCTGCCACTGCTCCCACCAAAACTTATTTTTTTTCTTATCCTGTTGATCATTGAATTTTGTCTCGTCGTAATCTTCCTCACCAGGAAAACCACACGCCTCTATTTTTTCTTTTTCTTCCTCTGGGATTTCAGTCTCAATATCATTTTCTTCCTCAAAATCATTCCTGAAATCATCTATAGACTTATCTCGAAGCAACCCCAATATATCCCTCAATTCAAGCCTTAATCGCTCCGTATGGGGATTGTATAACGCTTTATAGATGTACATTTTAGGAATGCACTTGGGACGCTCGTAATTTCCTGAATCATTAACAACCCTCAAATCAACAACCCGCCCAAAACACCAAGTCACCCGATTTTTTCGATTGTCAATATTTGTAGGATTATTCGGAACCCACGCTATCTCTGCTGTTCCCTCCCAAGTCACCAAACCGCCCTGATCTAAACTGGTGTAATTACAAGACAGATTCATAAAACCAGGGTAAGCGTTGCCCTGATAATCCAAAAATCGAGAGCATCTTGCAGCAGCGGGTACGGGAGCCATAGTTTAATATAGAATAAATGAATAAAACCAAAATTAATAATGATTTGCACTTATCAAGATACTGCTATTCTACTCAGAAATTGGCTATTTGATTCAATTGAAATCGGTCAATACAATTTCGCGGGGGGATTGACAGCACCCGCATTGACAATTGTCGGGAATCGAGCCAAGCAATCCCCATCACCAGGGACGGAAGTTAAGGGTATAGAGGGGGTGATCTTTTATCCTGAACCGCAGGACAATCAGTACATGGGGTCTGTCTCGGTTATTGACCGATGGGAAGTTCAGATCCGACAATGGGACGTAAACAATACCATTTTAGAAGCAAAAGACATGGCGATCGCATCCTGCCCATTTCCCATTATTAGCAGTATTAGAGTTGCGGGGAATGGCACGACCGGACAGCCGGAAATTTATCGGTTAGTTTTGGAGGTGTCGAGATATGTTAATCAAATTCATTAAAAAGGCTTTATTCATTGCTTGCTTAGTTACTCTATCAAGCTGCAACACTTCTCCTATCAACGTCTCTGGTAGTATTTCTTTAAAAGAACCTGATACAACATGGAAGCCCTACATAGAAAGAGATCGGGCTTTTCTTTATGTTTGGTTTTGCCCTAAAGATGTCAAATTAAGGGAACGAACTGAAAACGCTGAGTATGTTTGGCTCGTGACATATAAAACTAAACTTATTGCCGAAAAAGAATGTTTTAGTGCTGAAACAAACATTAAAAACCTAACGTACTCCATTAAAAACCTACCCGCAGGGCGTTATGATGTTAGTGTTGTACTTTATAGCTATAATCCAGATCCTTACAGGTTAGAGACGATGATCTGGTTTGGTTATACTGGTAACAAGTCTAAAGAATTAAACTTTGACATTGTTGACGGTCAAAATTCATATTATTATTAGGAGTTATTTAAGATGACAGTTATTGGATCGGTTGAATTTGAAGCGTCGTTAAGTCTTGACAAGTTTAATCGCGATATTAATAATTTAATTGCCAAAAACAAAGGGTTAATAATTCCCGTCAATGCTGTCCTGAATTTTGACGCTAAAAATCAAATTACAAAAATAGGACTTCCCCCTTTAAAAGTCAAGGTTGACGACAAGGAATTAACCCGACTCAATCAGCACATTGAACTGAAGCGAAAGCATCACAAAGAAGTTCAGCAATATTTTAATAGCAATCCTTTGGCTGTTAAGGTTAATAAGCGTGGGATAGACGACTCTATTCAAGCAATTAAGATGCTGAAAGAAGAGATTAAAACAGTAAGAGAGTTATACAAATACATTGGGAATACAAATATTACAGGGGGAAGTGTTAAGGGATCTAATTATCGTTCCCCTTCCGGTAGTGGAACTAATTCTAGTTACCCGTCTTCAGTTTTGCTAACAGAAATAGGAGAGAGTACGCTAACAAAACTTGAGGTGATACTAGGAAAAGCTATTAGAAAAAATTCCCCTGGGGGATTTCTTAAAACAGCGATAGGATTTGGATTGGGTGGTTTATTGCTCCCGTTGACAAAAAATATAGGTGTAGGAATTTCTGACGCTTTAACCGAAGTATTTTCAGGGATAATTGGAGATTTTGAATTAGTAGGATCTTCTATAGGAAGAGGGATCGGAGAGAATTTTTTACTAATAATAGAAAAAAACCTTTATGAAATCATTAGAGATGCGGGAAAGGGTTTTTTTGGAGAGGAGCAAGTTAGGGAGAGGCAGTTCGCAGCAAGATCGTCAAGACAGGAAAAAAAAGATTCCATAAAAACAAGGGCATTTAATCAGTCACAAAGAGAAACGTCGCCTAATTCTCCTTGGCAAACAAAAATCAATAGTGAGGTTGCTATATTACAGGAGGCAGAAAAAGAAATCCAAAAATACGAGGAACAGATATCCGAGAAAGCGAAGTCCCTTTTCAATGCTTTTAAAGGGGATAAAATAGAAGAAGAGTTGAAAGAAATAGAGGAAAAATCCAAAGGCATTGAGGAGAAGCTATTAAAAAACCTGGAAGAAAGGGGAAATTTAAAACCGGACGATACTTCAGGGTTGTCTAAAAGTCTTGCTGAGAACAAATCCTTGTCTGACTCTCTTGATAAATTGGCGAGAAGGGCAAGCCTTTTGAAAAAAAGACACAAAGAAACAAGTGAGTCTGTAGAGAACGCCATAAGAGAGCAGGTAAGGCATTTAGAACAACTAAAAGCTAGATTTAAAGATCAGGCGTTATTGCTATTACAAGCTAGTGATACAATGCAAAACGCCTACGCAAACGTTGTAAAACTTCGGAATTCAGGAAATAAAACAGAGAAAGAAAAAACCGGAAACTCTCAAGTTTTTGAAACGAAAGCCCAAAGAAATTTATTTTCTCTGATTCAAATAATAGCTCAACAGACAGGGTTAAAAACCCCATTAAAATCGGAAACTCCAAAGATTATTCCGATGTCAGAAAATGACATGAGAAGCGGGGCATATTCCCCTGATGATAACTTTATTCGACTTAGTGAGGAAGTCATAAAAGCTTTTGATTCCATAGACCTAGAAGGACTTCTGAGTTTATCAGAAGAAAAATTGAATATTGTTGTCCATGAGCTTATCCATGCTTTTCAATATAATTTTGGGAAAGAAGGGGCTTCTTCTTCTAGTACAAAAGAATTGATGACGATTGAAGACGCAAAAGATAATCTTAGTGAAGAACAATTACGAAAAATAAATAGAGGAGTTTCAATTTCTGTTAGGAGTTATCAAAATAGTGAAATAAGAGAGAAGGGCAAATCTCCGTCTATTGAAGAATTAGAGAAAGTCAAAAGACAGGAGATGGACGCTTATATTCGTGCTGAGTTATTGACTCGAAAAGTTTTAGATCAGATGACAAAGAAAAGGCAGCAAATACAAATAGAAAATCAGACTGGCTTTCGAGGGGGGAGAATACCTGATTTTCAGAGCAATCCAGTAAAATCTGTAGCCGAACTAATAAACTTATCCAGTCAAGATTTTTTAACGAAAATTGAAGCTCTTTCAGATGAAGAATTGAGCCAGCTTTCAGACGAATTTATTGCTTTAATTGGTGTTGTGAAACAATTTCAGGAAAACTTTACATCATCATCGAATAGGTTGACTAAAATAAAAAATGTATTAGAAAACACAGATCTTGAATCGACAGATATAGAGCAGTTAGGAAAGTTGTCTAAATTTGCCCAAATTGCATCTAATGACTTAGCCTCAATCCCAAGTGATCTGACCGAATTATCAAATGCTTTGTCAGAACTTATTAAAACAATAGAAGACCCAAAGATCAAGGCAATTGTTAGTGCGTTTTTAAAAAGAATAGATAAATCTCAAGGTACTTTATCTACTGTTTTGAAAATACAGTCCGCCCCATTAGAAGAAGGTGGTGTAGTTCGCGCAAATCCAAGAGAGGCAAGTGACGCAGCGTTAAACCTCTTGTCTGATGCAATACAAATTACAGAATCACAAAACAAACAAGAGGAAGCGATTATAGATGCAAGGATAAAATATTTACAAGAAGTAATAAAAGTAGAAAAAGAACAGGGGCGTGTTGCTGTTGACTCACAAAAAAAATTAAATGCACTCATTTTAAAAAAACAGGAAATAGAATCAAAAAAACCGAAAAAACAGGGCGTTGATGACACTCCTATAAAGGGGTCTGTAGAACCTCCTGTAGTCAATCAAAGTGAACCTATTATAGAACCTATTGTAAAGCCTATTATAGAACCTGTGATAGAACCTGTGATAGAACCTATTATAGAACCTATTATAGAACCTGTGATAGAACCTATTATAGAGCTAGTAGATATTCCTTTCTCAGAAAAAGATAACGGGGAAGATTATGAATTAGATATAGAAGAGATACAAAGTATTGCTCACGATCTAAAGACTTTTTTTAAAAAAGACTCGTTAATAGAAACACTTAAAAATATCGGGGAATCACCCACTGGTAAAACTTCGGAAGAAATTTCTTTTCAGTTAGCAAAAACGGCGAAAAAAACCGCAATTCAGGAAGCTTATTATACATCTGGATCGAGCGGGTTAACTTCTGTTGGGAAAAAGAAAGAATCTGATCTAACAAAAGAACGGCTACTAGAAAAAAGTGGTTTTAAATTACTTAAGGAAATATATAAAAAAGCTCAAGAAGGGATTAGTCAAAAGCAAAAAGAAATAAATAATTTAATAAAAGGGTTAAAAGATATTTCAGGTGAAAAAGAATTGTCGAATGCTTTGACTGATATAAAAGTCAAATCCTATGATGTTTTGGATGCCATTTTTGATGCTGTAACTCAACTTGAAAACATAAAAGAAGAGTATAGCATTCCTCAATCAATAGGGCAAAATATTCAGGGGATGATATCAGCATTGAAGGCTTATGGAGAAAGAGCGGACTCTATTGCTGAAAACCTCACAAAAGAAGAAGCCAAGCTAGGGAAGGCAGAAAACATAGAGCTACCCGACTTAAAAATTCCAATGCCTCAACTACAGATTCCCGAAAAAATGCAAGTTCAGTCAGGACAACAGGCTTTGTTGGGGATTGGAGCATTGGGGGTTGGCGTGTTTGGAACCCAAGGGGGTGCAATGGCATCAACTGGTGGCTTGGCTGCTGGATCTGTTGCGGCCAGTCCTATAGTTGTTCCCGTTGTTTTAACTCTTGCCGCAGGGGCTGGGGCTATTGCAGTAAGTAAAGCTGTCCAACCCTTCCTAGAAAGAAATGCCCCTGAGATTGCAAAAGTTTTATATTTTGACATAGGGAAAGCTATTAAAGGTTTTGGGGTAAAGGTTAAAAACCTTTTAGGACAAAAAACACCCGCAGTGCTAACACCCACTACACCAGATCCTAGTACATCAAAAACACCCCCTTTTGATTTAGTAGACATAGAGAATGATATTAACAAAAAAGAGGCTGATTTTTTCAAGGACGCGATAGAAGAAGGTGAAGATTTTAAAGATCTTCTCATAAAAATTAGAAGCAACATAGAGAGTCTAATAGACGGAGGATCAATAGATCCATCTGTTTTAATTGCTTTAAATTCTATAGAGGAAAACATTGAAAAAATAAATGCCATAGGGTCTGATCCTTTTGAGTTTGAGGGGATATTAGGACTTGATGGAGCTACAGAGGGTTTGGATTCTATCTCAGAAGCGTTAGTGGAAATTGCTGCAAATCTCCCCCCTGATGCAGAAAAAGCACAAGAAGCTGTCGCAAGAATGTTGGAGTCAGTTGGAAAACTAGAAAACGTTGAATCTGGATTAGATCGTCAAGAAACCAGATCATCTTCTCCTTTGAAAAGATTTATAGACGAAATCAAAAGTCTTTCGGATATTAGTAATAAAAAAGATCAGCCATTCTTGTCTTTACTTGTCAAGTTTAGGAGGGCTTTTGTTAGTTTTAATACATTAGATTTTTTTAAAAACCAATTTCAAAATATTGCTTCAGGGACTTTTGAAGTTACAAAACGCTTTCAAGTATTAGAAAACACCATTAACTTTTTGTCAGGAGGAACAAAAGCAGGTGCAAAACAAATCGCATTCTTAAGAAGTGAAATTGAACGCACATCTTCAGCTATAGAGCCAGCCCTACAAAGTTATAAAAAATTAGCAGCCAGCACCCGAAACACTCCGATGGAAGGGAAGATAACAAATCAATTAATGTCTGGACTAATGCAAGCTGGGACGGTATTTGGATTAACGGGAGAAGAATTAGAAGGCTCTATCCTTGCAATTTCTCAAATAGCAGGGAAAGGTTGTCACGGGAAAGGTTCGCTAATTAGAATGGCTGATGGCTCTACTAAAAAAGTAGAAAACATTAAAGTGGGGGATTATTTGATGGGAGTCGATAAAACCCCTCGAAAAGTTTTAATGTTGGCACATGGCACAGAAGAATTATGGAATATCAAGCCCAAACATGGAGACTCATTTGTCGTTAACCGCAGTCACAAGATGAGACTCTTTGACGAGAACGGCGTTAAAAACACTGTTAATTTATTTGATTACATTGAGCTAAGTCCTAAAGAAAAAGCAAACTATAAATTAATTAACGAACATTGGAATATAGAAGAATTCACGATTGAAAGGTTAAACGTTGGGGAGTTTTTCGGGTTTTTTATTAGTGGAGACCATCTCTATTTAGATGCTCAGGGATACGAGCATCACAACACTGTGAGCATGGAGGAACTCAGAGGGCAGTTGGCCGAAAGAATTCCGGGTGCCTTCCAAATTGCAGCGAGATCCATGAACCTTACGGAGCAAGAACTATTTAAACTTATTGCGACTGGACAACTTGCTGCTACGGATTTTCTTCCTAAATTTGCCAATCAATTATCTTCAGAAACAGCAGGTGGTGTAGCAGGAGCTTCCAATACCGCCCAATCTTCCTTAACCCGATTAAAAACCGCTATCACAGAAATACAGGTTGCTGCTGGGAAAGAGTTTCAAGGAATCCTGATCACAGGGATGAATGTATTGAGCGGGGTCATAAAAGGAGTTACTCAACACGCAGGAACATTCTCACAAATTATTCAGACTGCTACTGCTGTGGCATTGGGCAGGTTTTTACCTTCTGTTGTTAGATTAGTAAAAGGGTTATGGGATATCCACGCAGTATCTTTTACCGTCACAAAAGCTGTAAGGGGTTTAAGATACGCTATCAACAACTTCATAGTCCCTTCTGTAGCTAAATTCGCTACAGTCACAGCAGTTGTCTGGTTAACAATCGAGGCTTTTAAAGTCTTGGCGAGTGTTTGGGATGCCTTTGCCTCTAAAACTCAAAGCCAAACATGGTCAGAAACACTGTCTAAAAATTTACAGAAAAACAAAGATGATGTAAAGGAATTGTGGAAAGAAATCGAGAAATCCAACAAAACAAATACTCCTAGAAATTCAAGCGAAAGACCGAAAACAGAAGTGGATATTGCATTAGAAGAAATTAAGAGTCAGAGAAAAAAGGAAGGGGTTTTAGCAAAAGTTAATCGACTAATAAATCCACTTGAGTCCAATCCTTATGTCGCTTGGTTAAATCCGTTTAAAGGTCAAACAGTAGAGCAGGATAAGAAATTAATCGACGCAATAAACCAAGCCAACAAAGATTCCCGCGAGGTAAAAACGTTACAACAGGACAGGGTTTCAGGTGCGCTTAAAGGATTAAAAGATCAGATTGATTCAGGTTCAACTCAAGAAAATGTTAAACGATTAAAAGACTATAACACACAGATAGAAAGCCTTCGACAAAAAGCCAGTCTAACAACCAACCCCGGAGATCAAAAACAAATCAAAGATCAGATAACACAAATTCGCGCTTTTAGAGATGTTTTTGGGGCGGATTTAGCTTCTGGAATGAATGAAGTTAACGCCCAAATTGAGAACCGCCAAAAACGAATCAAGGGAACTAGCTCTGATAAATTACGGGAAGAATTAAGATTGGATTTAGTTGAACTTCAGAAACTAAAAGATAAGCTTCAGGACATTGAACGCCAAACCGGAGCGCAAACAACTTTATCCGAGCTAATGAAGGTATTGGCTAATATTAGAGTTGAGATGGAAATGTTCAATCGTGTCGCCTCTGAATTGGCAGATAAGAATCTTCGAGCGATCGCTGAAACAGAATTTAAAGGTTTTACCAAGGATGTTTTTGCCGCGAGTTCTGCAAGTTTAAAACGATCTGAGAATGCTTTGGAATTAGTGAACAATAAAATAAACATCTCTAAAAATGCAGTTAAAGGATTAAAAGAATTATTACAAGATCCCATGTTTTCCCAGTACACGGCGAACTATGGCGGTGACAGTTTAGAGAGGTTAAAGATTGAGTTAGAGGGTGTTGATGAAGCTGATACACAGCGACGCAAGGCGTTAGAGGCTTTGATTTTATTGAGAGAACAAGAGTCAAGTTTAATTGGTTTACAGCGCGAACAAGCCGAGGCAACACTGGCATTAGAGAAGGAAAAATCTCAAACGTTATTGAGTCGATTTGATTACTACAAAGCCGAAGCTCAAAATAAAATCCAGATTGGAGAATCTAAGGATTTAACTAAAATTGCCAGAGATCAATTAAAAGGTTACATCGCGCCTGCACAAGTTGATTTGATGAAAGGTGAGATTTCCTTAAATGTTGCCAGACAGAATGAAGCGTTTGTCAAGAAACAATTAGAAACTATCCAATCCTATTATAAACAGGGTAAAATATCTGCTGAGGATTTTGCTAATAGACGCAGGGAATTAGAGTCAGAAGTTGCCAAGTCTGTTCAACAGGTAGCAGAACAAGAATTACAAGTCCGTCAACAGAAACAGCAAGTTATTTTAGACATGATGGATCGGGAAATTGCCAAACTCGATCATCAGTTAAAACTCAGGGAAATGTTAACTCAAATTAATCAGAAAAATAGCCAGATTCAAAGGGAAGTCGTATTAGATACTCGGACTAGATCCGGTGAAGATGCCCAGACTCAAACCACTCGCCAAACAGAGGATGAAACACTTGCTGTTCAATTCCAGACCAGTACAGCCTATGAGCAGGAATTACAGCGTCGTTTATCTATTCTGCAATCTCATTATGCTAAGCGTGAAATAACCCAACGGGAATATGAAGACCGCTCTCGGCAGATTGAACAGGATATAACCTCAACTACACTCCAATTAAAGGACTATGAGCTACAGCAACACCAACGAATCAACCAACGGACTATCGAAGACAGAGATAGAATGTACAGCCGGATGGTTGAAGATTTTGAACGGGCAACCAAGAAACAAGAAAACATTCTCCAATTAAGTGCTATTCGTCAAGAGCAAATTGTTAGACAAAAACAGTTAGGGCAAATTGATTTAATTGGAAGTCAAAGAGCCGAACAACAAGCAGCGATCGCGCTCACTCAAATGCAAGGAGATCAAGCTAAAAAGCAACTCAAGGAAACATTAACCCAGATTAAACAAGTTGCCAAACTCCGTCAACAGAACGCCCTAACCGAGCGAGAAGCAGAGGAAAGAACGGCGGATCTAACCATAAAAGCTGAACAGTTAAAACTTGATTTAATTAATAAACAAATTGAGAAGGTTAAGCAATTAAAAGACCTCAAAATTTTAGCTCTTGATGATGAATCATCTCGAATTGATCTCATTTTCCAGCAACAGGAAATGGGATATTCCTACGGGTTAGAAAAACGCAAGCAAATAGTTGAGAGTTTAGACCGAGAGAAAACTGTGATGGAGGCTCAGGTCAAATTACAGCAGTCGTTATTCAAAGGTGAAGAACAGAGAAGACAAGCCGCGCTTGATCGATCTCGTAGTGCCGAGGATTTATTGGGGCGGTTGCCAGACTTGCAGAAACGGGCTGCGGACAATTCCATTAATTTTGCTGAATACAAAGGAACTCGTTACCTGATGGATCTAATTCGGAAAATGGCGGGCGCGGGGTCTGGCAGCACATTCTTATCCGAGTCTGATATTCGTGATTTGCGGACTAAACAGTTCAACCAATCAGCTTTAGAGGAAAAGAAACTTTTAGAGATGAAAACTCGGCAATTGGAGCAACAGCAAAAGATTCAAAATGCTCAAATGCAATTGCAAAAAGTGATCAACAAACTCACAGCCGAGAATGCCATTATGGAGGCGAGTATTAGCTTGAACAAGGCACGACAAGCCGAATTACAGGCTAAAATTGCACTGGAAAAAGCTAATGTCAATGGCGACCCAAGGGAGATTCAAAACGCACAACAGGCTTACGAATTGACCAAACAGGGGACTCAGTTAAGTCAACAACAGTTAGGGATTGCTGTTGATAAGTTGACGGTATCCAATCAGATTGCAGGGATTGATCAACAGGCTTTGGCATCTGACCAGAATAATGAGCGATTCGCCCTGCAAGAAGCAAACCGGAAGGCGTTGCAGGACACGGCGCTAAGAGGAGGTGAGTTGGCATCTCAAGGGGCTATAAACGTCGATCAGATAATTCAGGTAGATATGTCTTCTATCAAATTTGATTTATCCCCAATCACTCCGATGGTAGACCTAACTTCTCAAATCAATACCAAACTGGACTCGCTCCTTACTGCAATCGAGGGACTGATCAACAAACCGACCGCCCCAAATGTGGAGAATTTAACCGTTGTATCCAGTGACCCAACAGGTGATAGTCGTCAAGTTTTGGCTGACTGGACACGGGCTAAAAATATGTATTAGCAGGCGATCGCAACACCTCAAAAAAATATTTTCAGAAAACACTTGACATCTGTTGGGGGGATTGTGTACTATATTAATTGTAAGGATAAAACACAAGCACAAAGGACAAAACGACATGGCTATTCAATCACTGACCAAAAGATACTTACAACTAAAATCTTTAATGTCCAAGTTCAAAAGCGTCAAGTCACTAATTAGAAAGTGGGCTTTTGAGTTAACTCAGCTAGAAGGGAAAATCGAAGATTTCTACAAAGGAATAACAACCAAGCCCGTCAAACAAGTCGAGAAAGTTGCAGAAACAATCACAATAAATGTTGGCTCACAAGTATTAAACTTCCCCGTAAAAAATGAGGGTGATAGCGAAAAATTCAAAATAACAATCAAAAGTATTCAAAAATTAATTGCTAACGCCACAGCTAAGTGGAGCAGTGAATGGGGTGACGAATGGGCGTTTGATGGTCGCGTATCTTACGGGGTTATGATGGGTTTACAAGAGATGATGAAAGTCTATAAAAACACATCTGGCAACGGCGGACTAAAGTTAGAAGACAAGGAGATGACTCATACATACATGATTAATTGGCGGTTTCCTGGAAACTTTGTTGGTCAAGCTAATATGGTCTCATTAAGTTGCAGTATCCTGATTAACAATCGCAAACCCTAGCCAATAAACAAGTCACCGGATTTGATCTGGTGACTGTAAGAATAAAACACAACCCTATTATAACCATGCAATGCCCATCCTGCAACACCGCAATGTGGCTAGACGGCTTCAAGAGATGTCGTCAAGCCTACAAATGCCCTG